GCCATGTGATCCGCCAGCGCTTCCGGCAGGTGATCAGCGTTGACCAGGACCTTGCTTCGGCCCACCGGATTCGGCGCTTCGATATGGCGCCGGCACAGCAGATCGTCGACCGACCCGGTCAACCATTCTTGACCAGCCTCCGTATCGAGAAAATCGTCTTCCGGGATGAGCTTGCGTAGAGCTGACATGGTCGCCTCCAGGGTGGCGGGGTGTTGATCCAACAAAACTCGGATGCACTCATCCGCTCCGCTGGTTGCCGTTGGGCGCGGAGGGGAGTGCATTCGGGATTGGTCGGGGTATTGATGACAAGCTGCGCAGGATCATTGCGATGCGACGCGCAGAAAAAAGCCCGCGTGAGAGGCGGGCTTCAGGGGGCAGACTTTAGAGGCAGTCGGATTTGCCTATCTGAAACTCGGCTACCGGTGAACTGGTTGAATCTTTGTACAGGAGATCAACGGAAAGACCCGATTTCACGAATTGCCCTAACCCTTTTTCATTACAGAATGCAGTAGCTGCAAGCGCCTTTGCGTCCTTGGTGAATTCATCAGAATCGATTTCGTCTTTCGTGACTTTTGTGAGTGTGTAAGAGATACGCATGACCTCATCGCTGTAGGTCACAGAGTCGACGCGAGTTGAATCGTCAGAGACTTTTCCGGACTGAGCGCCCATGATGAGCGCGAGCCCTTTGAGCTGGCGTTCCCGCTCCTCCTTTTTCTCTTCTGGGGCAGATCGTGTGTGCCATACCTGGGCCAAGACAAAGAGCAACGTCGTTGCCGAAAAAAAGATTATCAATCCGCGATATTGCTTCAACTGAGATCACCGTAGCGAAAGGCCATCATCTATTGGACCATGCCGGTTGCACCATCTCAAGTTGGAAAACGTCGTAGCGAAGCGGTGGGGCCGGCGGTGGAGTCTTATTCCAAGCCACCGGCAACGAGTATGGTCACTCTACGGTGCAGATCCAGAGATGGTTATGCCGGTATGGCGCGCGGGTAAAGTGGACATCTGAGACCAGATTCATTCCGCGCTGCTGCAGCGCCTCGGTCAGTTGTACGAGTGTCTCTGCTTGGATAGTCATTGCTGTCACCTCGTCAGATTTACTGCGTTAATAATTCTTGACCGAGCGGGCAAGTGGCTAATTCATTTTTTCTACTTCGGCGATTGTTCAATCCATACCGCAGAGCGCTCCCTGACTGTCCCCTTCATCTGAGATTTAGGGCAAGGAGAGCTCTGCGCTATGGATTGATGCCGCATAAAAAAACGGCATCAATAAATTTACGGAAATTGCTCGCGCCTCCTACCAGGTCATTCGCCAGTTCGGTCAACACCTCGTCCGCCGTCGCAGTTCTGCGCGTTGGTAGCCTTTCGGGGCTATCGGATCGCCGGTCGCCAGTAGTGGCAGCGCGATTTTGTTCACCTGACTTCATCTCGCCCCACAGGTGTGGCCGGGGCTGACCTCCCAGCGTGAACCGGGTAATCGTTTATGGCGCGGGTTGTTAAAGAGCGGCGGGTCTCTTGAGGCCCTTCGCAGTGGCTGTGTGTCGCTGCGATTGGCTTAAGCTACAACCTAAAATTGTAATGCGCAACTCAAAATTGTAATTATGGGCAGTCAAAATTGTAGTCCCTTTAAAATCAGTGGGTTGGGTCTAGGCGGCGCGCTCAAAATCAATGATTGCTGCAGCAGCCTCTTCCGCACCGTAAAAGACATGAGGCTCTATACCGTCCTCGATGCTCTGACGCTGGAGATCTTCAAGGTTCTGCTCGTACTCTGTGATGAGCCCAGGGTCGAAGCGATTGAGGTCCTTGGGCGTCCAAATGAAGAGAGTGCATTTGCTTTGAGGGGCATCTGTTACTTTGTGCTTCACAAAGTGCAAGTCCCACAGACGGCTCTTCGCTCCGTCAACGTGCCGACTGATCTGTTTTGATGGTTTGATCTTGGCTAGGCTAGCCGCCATGCGATTGCCTGCGAAAAACAAGCTTCCGCGAGCACCCTGCATTGCTTGCGTGTGAAGGGGGAGATTAAATCGATCGCGTAGCCGCGGGAGAATGCCTAGGACTCGCTCTTGAATGTCGGCCCGGAGTTGTCCGAGATTTAATTCGTAGGCTACAGGATCGTCGTCAACCTCATCTTCGTCCAACAATGCTTCTGAGTGTACAGAAGAAAGGCTAGAGGTAAGGCTGGATGCCTGCTGCAGGATGTGCGCCATGCTTTTCCCAAGGCCTCTTCGACGACGCCCAACAGAAAGCCCATGCATGCCACCTGAAAACGCGCCTTCAAAGCTAGATTCCGCATATTCCAGTGCCCGTTCCAAAGCGAGTGTCATCATACGGTGCATTCCCCCGGCTGACTCGCCATAAAGGCACTTAAGGGCCTTTTCACTGATCGTGAGGCATCCGCTCACTTGGTCATGAGATTTCGCGACGACGGCTATCGTCAAGCGCTCCCCCGACTGAACTATTGGCTCCAGGTAAACAGGAGCCCAATCAGCCTCGTAATCAGGGAAGCTTGGGAATTCGGATAGATCTGGGAGCATCCTTTACACCGCTAATGTTTTCTGATTCATGCCAAGCGCGCCATCCATAAGCGTGCTCATATGATGTACCCGAGACTCCAGGAATTCCACCACTCGGTTTACATGATCAGGCTCTACCTGACAGTATTGGGGCTGGCTTGCGGCTGCGTGCCGTCGGAAATCAGCTGTGTAAGCCGGGGCCGACTTATCCTTAAGCTTTCTGGACGCCATGTGACGTTCAAATTCGCTAACCTCTCCGATCACCATTCCCAGTAGGTGGTTCCGGATGTTTTCGCTGGCTTGCAATGCTGGTGAGGCGAGAGCTTCTTCATGGTCGATGAGCCATATGGTGCCATCCCCGCCGATCAGCAGATTACGAAGATTTCGATCGGTATTGGCCAACAGTTCATCGAATACAATGGCTGCATGAAGATGAGACCACTTGTTGAGCAGGTGCGATACTTTATCGAAGCTGATAACTCTGCTAATTGGCACGGCATTGGTATCGACGCTAGCTAGGACGATGCATTTTCCGGAGCCCCGACCTACATCCTTTCCTCTGGCAATGGCGAGCGCAGTAAGAGGAATCGGTAAGCCGAAATACCTTCCAATACTGGCGCTCATGGTTTCGGCGAAAAGCCGCTCTGCAGGTAGGACCTTGATGTAGGCGTGCATGTCACGCTTGTAGCCTTTGAGGCCTGAGATAGTTCCGTAGTACAGCGGATGCTGACCCCTTACATCAGGATCTTCAACAGCTTCACCCTGAAGGTACAGGGCTAGGGGAATATCAATCGGTTCCGTTTTTCCGTTTTGCATTTTGCGAACTGCTTTCCTTGGCGCCAGACTTCTTAAGTCCGTGACCGATCATGTTGACCATATCTTCCGAATCGCCACCACTATCCGCATTCACAAAGGCGGATTCAGCGAGGGCGTCCAGCTCTATAGGAAGTCGGGGTACTTCGTTCTTGGGGGATGCTCCGCGCTGAGCGAATGCATCTGCAATCCGCAATAAGATGCTGATCTCCCCACCGCTAAGTCCTCCAGAGTCCTCAGGCTTTCGCAACAGCTCGATTAGACTTTCGAGGAGTGGTTGCCGTAACTCTGGACGCCGAGCTACAGGGTCCGACCTAAGCCTTGAAACTGGAGAGTCCAAGACAGGGTTGACCCTTACTGGCTCGATCAAATCCATTATCGGTATGCCGAGAAAGACTGATATCGCCTCGATTTTCTTATGGCGGGGAACGTTGCGGCCGGACTCCCAAGCCTGCACCGACTGTGGTTTCACGCCCAACGCCCGCGCCAACTCGGACTGGTTAAGACCAGCCTTCTCCCGCGCCTTTGTAATTCGCTTGCCAATATTGCTCATAACCGAACTTTACAACCTCGCGTTGTAGATGGCATTGCAATTCTCGGTTGTAGTTTTCGTCTGAAAATTGTAATTTGCGTTGTAGTTAAAAAATTCAGAGGTAGTCATGAGCCAGAACGCCGCAATACGAGCAGCAAAGGCAGCCGGAAGCCAGTCCGCTTTGGCCCGCGTTCTCGGCTGCACGCCACAAAACGTACAGAAATGGTGTGCCAGCGGCCGGATCCCGGCTGAGCGAGTTTTGCGGATTGAGCAAGTGACCGGGGTACCGCGCCATGAGTTGCGTCCAGATCTGTACCCCGCTGAATCACTTACTGCCGCCTAAGCGACATCCCTGTCCGCCGATCCATTGAGCAAATGATCGCCCCTGTATCAGCAGGGCGCCACGTAACGAATTTCGAGGTGTTACATGCAGGAATTGATGAAGGCGATCTACGACGTGGTTGACGACCATGGCACCAAAAGAATCGCCGAAGGTGCGGACTTCAAGTCGCGGACTCTTCTTTCCCAAAAGGCAAACCCGGACTACGACACCCACCGCATGAACGTGGAAGAGCTGCACCGAATCATGAAGTTCACCCAAGACTTCCGCCCGCTAAAGGCCTGGGCAGAGGCGTTCGGTTTCGCCCTGGTTCCGAAGGAGCGGCCGGAAGGGATAAATCTCAACGCCGCGCTTTTGAGACTGCACGCAGATCTTGCCGACGTTACCCGACTCGCGTTCGACGCACAGGCTGATGGTCGAGTCTGCTCGGTCGAGAAAACGAGCCTGCTCAAGGAGGCTGAGGAAGTAATCGTCAGCCTGGAAGTGTTCAAACAGTCCGTGAAGGCAGCCTGAATTTCAGACACAAAAAAGCCGACGTACGAGGTCGGCTTTTTCAACAGCGGTAAAACAAGTGGAGCCGATTATGCACGCACAACCACAACTGGACAATACCGGAAAGGTCGCGACACGTTTTTCGAATTCTGAAAACGTGTCGCGTAGTACGATGTCTTCCCGCGAAATCGCGAGTGTCACCGGCAAGCGCCACGACAACGTAAAGCGCACCATTGAGGACTTGGCCGCTAGCGGGTTGGTCCATCCTCAATCTGAGGATGAATGGTCCAGGGACAAACTTGGTCGCGCGCGCGCAACCCGTATCTACAACATCTGCGAGCGTGACAGCTACGTAATTGTCGCTCAGCTCTCGCCGGAGTTCACATCGAAGCTTGTGGATCGCTGGCAAGAGCTCGAGCGTGTTGTCGCAGCACAAGCCGCTCTTCCCGCCAACAGCTCAAAGATTGTCGGCGAGCTCGCCATTCTGGAGTGCTTCGATCGCCTCCTGAAACCGGCACCGTCAAGCAAGATGATGATGCTGGCAAAGATCGCCGCCAACAATGGACTAGATGCCAAGTTCCTGCCTGGCTACGCCGTCGACGCTGCCCCCGATGCAACTGGCGGTACCTCCATGCCGACCAAGGCCGTTACTGCTCTCATCAAAGACTTCGACCTGCGCACGTCCGCACCAGCCTTTAACAAACTGCTGGCAACCCATGGTTTCCTCAAGCAGCTCCAGCGCAAGAACTCAAAGCAAGAAATGGTCGACTTCTGGTCGGTGACTGAGAAGGGTCTGGCCTACGGTAAGAACCTCACCAGTCCTCAATGCCCCCGCGAAACACAGCCGCATTGGTACGTGGATCGTTTCCCTGAGCTGGCCAAACTGGTCGGGAAGGCCTGATATGCAATTCACCGTCACGATCAATCAGGTGAAGGCGCTGGAGTGGGGGCTGAACTCTCAGCAGGCCCTGCTGTTCGCCTTCGTCTACGGCTGCCCGAGCTGGACCAAGCCAATCAAGACTGACGACGGGATCTTCTTCGCGTTGAGCAAGGCCAAGATCATCGAGGAGCTGCCATTGCTCACCGACAAGCCAGACACTGCTTACCGCATGCTCAAGGCGCTAGAAGAAGCAGGTTTGATTGAGCTGTCCAGCACGTCGAACATCACTCTTTTTCGCCTGACCGACAAGGCGATCGAGTGGAACCAGAAGCTGGACGGGTCGGAAAAATATCCGACCCCACCGAAGAACGAAGGTCGGAAAAAAATCCGATCTACCTCGGAAAAAAATCCGAGCAAGGTCGGAGAAAAATCCGAGCCAGGGTCGGAAAAATCTCCGACAAATCAGGATACCAATCATCAGGATACCAATCAGGAAACAAGTCAGGACATGCAGAGCGGCTCCGGCAAGCCGGCCCGCAACTTGGTGCTGGTGGTTGATCGCACCGATACGCCACGGGTTGAGATTCCCGCCGACATGCCTGGCCCCAAAGACCAATCCTGCAAAACCTTCAAGGTCTGGGCGAATTACGCCATGGCCTACCGCAAGCGCTACAGCACCTGGCCGGTGTGGAACGCCAAAGTCGGCGGACAGCTCGGACAACTGGTCGACCGTCTCGGCGCCGATGTTGCCCACCACGTCGCGGCTCACTACCTGAAAACCAGCGACGCCGGCGTCCTGCGAAAGTGCCACAGCCTCAACGAGCTGCTCGCCAACGCCGAGAGCTACCACACCCAGTGGGTGACTGGTCAACGCATCAACGGGACCACCGCCCGCCAGATGGAGCGCACCGAGGCAAACGTCTCCGCTGCCGAGCAGGCCGCGCAAATGGTCTTGGCCAAGCGCAAAGGGGGAGAGCGCAATGAGTACCTCTGAAATGAATGATCAACAGGTTGCCGGGCTCGCCGCTGCGATCTGCGCCACTGCCGAGGCCATGGGTCAGGAAATGAACCCAGGCACCGCGGCGATGATGGCTGAAGACCTCTGCGCTTACTCGGTGCCCACCGTGAAGGCTGCGCTGAAGGCCTGCCGCTTCGAGGTGAAGGGAAAGTTGGCGATGGCCGACATTCTCCAACGGGTGCTGGCCGCTGACGGGCGTCCGGGCAAGGACGAAGCTTGGGCGATCGCAATGACCACGAACGACGAGTTCGAGACCGTGGTGCTGACCGACGAAATCCAGCTCGCGCTGGCTGCCGCGAAACCTGTCCTTGATGCCGGCGATAAGGTTGGTGCGCGCATGGCGTTCAACAGCGCCTATGAGCGGTTGGTGGGGCAGGCCAGGGAGGACAACAAACAGGTGAACTGGCATGTCTCTGTCGGTTTCGACTCCAACCGCCGCACGCAGTCGATAACCAAGGCTGTGCAGATGCAGCGGATCCCGCAGGAGCGCGCCCAGCAGTACCTGGCCGACTTGAGTGTCGTGCCGGTCACTGAAGACGGGCGGGCGGTTGCGGCTCTGCTCACCGGCGAAGTCGCGCGTCCATCTTCGAAGCTTCGGGAAAAACTCGCAGCGGTGAAGGACTCGATGCTCGCCATGCGTAAGGCATCAGCAGAGGAACAAACAGAACTGCGAATTCTGGCAGCCAACGAGCTGGCCGATCGCCGGGCGCTGCTCATTCAGCAGGCCGAACAATTGAAAGCAAGGAGCGCGGCTCAATGACCGATATCACTGAACAGAAAAAGCAGGCTGAGGCCGGCTTCAAAAGCTTCCACCGCAGCCTTTGCGAGCGCTTCGGTTACTACCACGATGAGATCGACTGGCAGCGTGACCAGGTTTCGCTGGAGGAACACATCGCCACGCAGTTCAACCACGTCAACGCGGAAAACGCTGCACTGCGCGGGCAGGTGCAGGCGTTGCAGCGTGGTGCAGGCCAGCTTCAGGAGCAAAACGAAGCTTTGACCAAGGATGCCGAGCGCTATCGATGGCTTCAGCATGAACACAGCGGTCACATCGAAGTCGTCGAGTGGATCGGCCCGCACGCTACAGGAATGACCGGCAAAAACCTCGATGCGCTCGTCGATACCGCGATGAGCAAGGCGGTGAAGCCATGACCGACAAGATCAGCGTTAACTGTCCGGCGAAACTCTCTGAAGCAATCACCGCGCTCAGCACTATGTACCGCGACAAGAAATTCGTCGTGGTGTCGCTGCGCCCGGGCAAGGACCGCACGCTCGACCAGAACCGATTGTGGTTCGCGATGTACAAGCGCATCGCACAAATGACCCAGATCGGCGACGAGGCTGACGCTCGCCGTTATTGCAAGCTGCACGTCGGTGTGCAGATCCTGCTGAATGAGGATGCCGGGTTCCAGGCGGAGTGGTATCGGGTGATGCGTCACCTGCCGTACGAGACGAAGCTGGCCATGATGGGCGGCTGCCATCTGTTCGGCCCGGACGGTTTCCCGGTAACCAGTCTATTTAATCGCGCCCAGGGCGTGGCGTACACCGACCGTATCGTCGCGCGCTTCGCTCCAGAGGGTGTGTATTTCGACGATCTGCTGAGCCAGGAGGCCGCATGAAGCGAACTCCACTACAGCGCAAAACCCCGATCAGGTCTGGCAGTTCACGGCGAAAACGCTGCCCATCCTGCCGGGTCATGTTCACGCCGGCGCGTAACGGCCAAGCCGTGTGCGGAGAGATCGAGTGTGCCATCGCTCACGGCCAGTCAGAGAAGGGGCAGGCAAAAGCTCGCAAGGCTCTGGCAGATTTTGGGCGGCGCGAGATCGAAGTCCGAAAGGAAAAGCTGAAAACTCGTACCGACCACCTCAAGGATGCCGAAAAGGCAGTTCGCGACTACCGGCGCATCTACGAATTGAGCATCGGCAGCGGCTGCATCAGCTGCGGCGAATCGCAGGATTCGATTCTGGCGGCGCAGGGCTGGAAGACTGGCGGCGCGTTCGACGCCGGCCACTTTCTCGGCAAGGGCGCAAGGCCGGAGCTGCGACTTGTGCCAAACAACATCTGGTTGCAGTGCAAAAGCTGCAACGCCGGCTCGTCCAAATACGCCCGAAAGGGTCAGACAGTTTCGCAAGGATTCCGCACCGGCCTTGTCGCCCGCATTGGCCTGGAGGCTGTCGAGGCGCTCGAAGCAGATCACGAACCACGCAAACACACAGCAGAGGAATTGAAAGCAATCACCGCTGAGTTCCGGGCAAAAACCAGGGAATTGAAGAAGGGGCAGGCAGCATGAAAATCAACTCAGCGCGCCAGGCGTGGCATGACTGCAAATACAACCCGGCCCCCGGCCAGTCCTCCGACGTCGTTCAGCTCGGCGTGGTGGTCCAGGCCACTGAGCGCGGCCCAACGGCAAACCACGCGGTGCACGGCGCACTGGCTGGACACATCCAATCGGCGATCGCGCGGCTGCATCCGCAGATCCGCGTGTTCGGCGACTTCATGTACGCGGCGGAACAGAACGACGATATTCGTGAGGCGGCGGAGGAGGTGGTGTTCGGGCTGGTGCAAAGCAGGTCGCCGCGCATGACGGCGGCGAAGCGAGAAAAGCTTGAGTACGTGGTAAAGGGCGTCATGAGGCGGTATCGATACATGCACCAGGGCGGACAGTCGTCAAACGAAGACCCGCTGGCCAACGCCGAGAAGTTCCGGGCGTGGATGTGGCAGGTGTACGAGGTGCGGCTGGAATCGTGTAACTGGGAGCGAGATTGGGGCGGTGTAATCCAGCTGATTTTCGAGTGCTGCGAGGATTTGGATCGCCGCGCATTGAGCCCGGTTGCTGCCGTGATTTACGAAATGCGCGAGGCCGCTTGAGGGCCTATTGCGTTCCCGTGCGGCTCATGGCATGATTTCGCCACTGTTAGAGTTTTGCCTCCGGCAACTTACTCTCGAAACACTAAACCCGGCCACCGCGCCGGGTTTTTTATTGTCTCGAATTTACCTGTAGCCAGGGCAGCCCTCGGGAAGGCCTGGACGTCGATAGCCGGATAGTGCGACGTACGGAATTAACGCCGGCAGCCCGCGCACCCTGACCTCACCATTTGCTTCAGGGTGGCGCGAGACTGGATCAGCGAGATCGATGCATAGGGGCGTCGACGTTGAGAAGGCCTTTGGCGGACAGCGCGGAAAGACGCGCGCACCTATTTTCGCATTGACCGCTTTATCCTCATCCAGTCTTGATAGGCGGCCGTGCGGCAAGCGTCAGCGCAGGCCTTGGCTTCGGTAAACCGCACCCAAGCATCTGCATTGTCTCGATCATTTTGGATGATGTTGTAGGCGGCTTCGTCAAGTTGATCTGCTTTACGAAACAGCTCCGTGTTTGCATCAATCTGGTCATCCCATGAGTGTTCATCGGGTGGCCCAACGATTGCGTCAATCATTTTCTCAAACCTCCTCCCACGTGACGGCGGTAGTTTCCCGCCACTTCACGTCGGTGATGCCGAATCGTTCCGCCATTGGTTTTGAAAACCGTTTGAGAGGAGGTCGTCCCGGCTTGGGAATTGGAGCGATGCCGGCGTCACAGCTCGCCCATTGCCAAGCTTCCGCGTTGTTCATCAGTTTTGTTCGGATGACAAACGACATGGGTCTTCCGTGGAGCTTGTACTCAATAACAAAAATATTTACCTGACTCACGAGTACTGCTCCTTCTTGGCTCATGAATAAGTGATTTTTGCTGTTATAGAAAATTCAAAGAATTGTCTGACAATTTCTAATTTACTGATTTTGCTGAAATTTATATGAGCTTTATCTATACAAGACCTCTGAATTTGTAGAGGTTTTTTGTTTCCATCATGCACACGGAGTCGAGCGCATGGAGTATTTGCAGCGCCTGCTCGACAAGATCGACAGGTTTGAATTGCTGATCGCAGGACTGGTCGGCGCTGTCGTCGCGAGCTGGTGGCACAAGGACGATCTGGCCGACTGGCGCGCCTGGATGATCTTCCTCATCACCGGCATCGCTTGCTCGCTGTATCTGACGAGCATGGTCAGCACTTATCTGGGAGTGACCGAGCCGAAGATCGTCGCGGGCATTGGTTTCCTGCTGGGCACCTTCGGCGGATCGCTGCTCGCGGCTATCAACCGAGCCATCAAAGCCGCTGACCTCTGGGCGCTCATTCGCCAGCGGTTCGGGGGAGGCAACCCATGAATCTTGAACTGATCAACTCCATCGCCTGCGGCTTGATTGCCTTCTGGGCGACCTGGTGTGTTCTGAGCGGTCGAGTGCGTGATGGCGTCATCGGAAAACTGATCTATTCGGCGATCGCCATCAGCGGTTTCGTTGTGATGAGTCGGGAGCAGAACATCTTCATGATGGGCCCGACCACGGCCGGGATCACGCTGCACGTTTCACTGGCCCTGGCCGGTATGCGCCACATCTTTATGGTCATCTGGTGGCAGCGGGTGAAGGCCTGGCTGTGCCGGACGCTAAACTGCGAGCAATGCCTGCGCTGTGACAAGGCGCCGGGCGGAATCGAACGGCGAGGCAAGTAAGTCGCGACACGTTTCGCGAGTCAGCAAATTGTGTCGCGACATGCGACGAGGAGAGCAGCATGGATAACCAGCACAAGAAGATCACTGGCTACCGCGACCTGACCCAGTCCGAAATCGACGGCATGAACTCGATCAAGGCTCTGGAAGCCGACGCCGGCGAACTGTTCAAGCAGATCGGCCAGATTGAAGGTGTTGACCCTCGGCTGCTGGCATTGGCCAAGACCAATCTCCAGCAGGGCTTCATGTGGTTTGTTCGCTCGATCGCCAAACCTGCTGACCCTTTCAGCTGATGAGCGACGTAACTCGCCTCCGCCACGCGCTACCCCTGAGCCAGGACATCAACAAGGTATTGACCGAGCTGGATAGCGCGATCGCCAAGGCCATCGACGCTGCCAAGGCTGCCGGACTTCCTCAGGGCCTGATCGTCGCCGAGCTGCACGGGCACGCCCAGGTGCAGACCAACATCATGGTGAGTTGAAGCGGGAAGCAGCAGTAGAGTGATGAGGGTGATTGTTCGAATGTAGTTACGCATAGGTATTGCCTGAAAAGTGGGTACCTAACCAGCATCGGGTATCGGCCTTTTCAATTCATCTCAACCCTGTGCAGTTCCTCTCACCCTCCGACTTCGTGGAGTTTCATCGCATGACGACCATTGCCTACAAAGACGGCGTGATCGCCTACGACTCCCAGATCACCAGCGGCAACACGATCATCTATGACGACTATCAAAAGTGCCATCAGGTGAAAGGCGTCAGGTTTTTCATGAGCGGTAAGACCTGTGACTACACCGCGCTGCAGGATGCTTACTTTGGTGGAGTCGTTACCCGGGAAGTCGATGCCTCAGCAATCGTTGCCGACGGTGAAGGTCTTTGGTGTATCGGTGCTGGGATTCAGGAAGGATTCTGGAAGAGTCCGATCATGCTCGACTCAATCTATGCAATCGGCTCTGGATCGGATCACGCTATAACTGCCATGGATATGGGCGCCTCTGCGTACGAGGCAGTCCAGATGGCCGCAAGGCGGGACACTGGTACCGGCGGAACTATCCGTGCGGTGACAGTTGGCGTTGGCAAGGCTGGGTAGGTGTGCCGCAGGTGAGTGCGGCACGGATAAGTCACTCGACTTTCAATGCCGCCTGAATCTGGTCTGCGTACAGCGAAAGTCGTTCCATTTCTTCTTTCAACGCCAAAGTCTTCTCTGGTGTATTGGCGACTTTTGAGTTGATCAGCACAAGCGCTGCACCGACTGCTGCCTCGCGAGTGTTTATTGGCGCACCAACCCCGGACATGCCGGATCGGTTTAGATTTTTGAATAGCTCTGACATGTTGCTTTCCTTGCGTAGAGTGGATCCTCACCAATACCGGCAACGCGCCACTATTTCAAGCTGGAGGTGACCTGTGGACAGGCCATACCCGCCTGCTTCATTGCTTGAGCTGTCCGATCTATCCGACTTTGGTATCCGCCTGACCCCGGCGCCCGAGGTGTGGGAGTGGCTCCAAGCCGAAATCCTCGCCGACACCGGCAGCATCCACAACGAAGAGCATGCCCATCTGATCGATGCGGACATCCGCGTGATGTGGGCGTCTGCTGCCTTCACGAAGAAGGGTCGGACTGTCGTGGGCCAGGCCGAGCAGGTGGCGTTCCGCGCCGGCGGCTGGCAGAAGGCCCGGATGGAGCAGCAGATGCTGGATTGGTTCGGCGACGTGCCTGCTTACATCATCACTCTGGCTGCCGACTACTGCGCCCAGTGCTCCGACGCTGACTTCTGCGCACTGGTCGAGCATGAGTTGTATCACATCGCCCAGGCGAAGGATCAGTACGGCGCACCCAAGTTCACTCAGGAAGGATTGCCCAAGCTTGAGATGCGCGGACACGACGTTGAAGAGTTCGTCGGTGTAGTGCGTCGGTATGGGGCAAGCCCTCAAGTGCAAGAGCTGGTGGACGCTGCAAACAAGCCTGCTGAGGTAGGAAAAATGAACATTGCGAGGGCCTGCGGAACCTGTCTGCTCAAGTCGGCCTGATTCTAGACAGGCCCTAGACGGATAAAGAATTTATGGCAGCCCTGAAAAATGAGGTGAAGAGCTTCATCGTTCAGGCCTTGGCGTGCTTTGACACACCATCTCAGGTGGCTGAGGCCGTCAAGAACGAATTCGGTGTGGTTCTGACCCGCCAGCAAGTGGAAAGCCACGACCCGACCAAGGCATGCAGCAAGGGATTGGCGGCGAAGTGGCAAACCCTATTCAACGACACCCGCCAACGCTTCCGCGAAGAAACCGCCGAGATCCCGATCGCCAACCGAGCATACCGCCTCCGGGCCATGAACCGGTTCGTCGAGAAGGCGGAGACGATGAAGAACATCGGCCTTGCCATGCAGATCCTCGAGCAGGCTGCGAAGGAAGTCGGCGACGTGTATGTAAATCGCCGCCTCGAACAAGAAAAGCCCTTGGGCTCCCAGGCGGACCAGCAGCACGCAGTTGCTGAGTACACCTTGGAGCCTGACGAGAATGTCCCCGCTACCCCGTACCTTTGACCCACCGGTAAAGCTGACGCCGAAACAGGCGAACATTTACTGCTGGGGCTTTCAGCCAGAGGCGCGATTCCGCGATGCGGTATGTGGCCGACGGTTTGGCAAGACATTCCTCGGCAAGGCTGAGATGCGCCGCGCGGCTCGGCTCGCAGCCGAGTGGGGCGTGAGCGTCGAAGATGAGATCTGGTACGGCGCGCCCACGTTCAAGCAGGCCAAGCGTGTTTTCTGGCGTCGCCTGAAACAGGCGATCCCCGAAGCGTGGCGTGCACACCGCCCGAACGAAACGGAATGTTCGATCACCCTCAAGTCTGGCCACGTCATGCGTGTGGTGGGGCTCGATAATTACGACAACTTGCGCGGCTCCGGCCTGTTCTTCGTCCTGGTGGATGAATGGGCAGACTGCCCATGGGAAGCCTGGGAAGAAGTCCTGCGGCCCATGCTTTCGACCTGTCAGTACACGATTCCCGGTGCGGGGGCTCGGAAGGGTGGCCATGCACTGCGCATCGGTACACCAAAGGGCTTCAACCACTGCTACGACACGTTCCAGGACGGACGTCCGGGTCATGAGCCTGATCACAAGAGCTGGCTATACACCTCGCTCGATGGCGGCAATGTTCCGGCTGAAGAGCTTGAAGCGGCCCGTCGCAAGATGGACCCTCGAACCTTTCGGCAGGAATACGAGGCCAGCTTCGAGAACTACGCGGGTGTCGTCTATTACACGTTCAATCGTGAGGCGAACCGTACCAGCGAGACCATAAAGCGCGGTGAGGCGCTGCATATCGGCATGGACTTCAACGTTATGAAAATGGCGGCCGTCGTGCATGTGATTCGCGATGATTTGCCACTGGCGCTCAGCGAATTCTCAGATGTGCGGGACACGCCCGAGATGATCGAGAAGATCAAGCTGCGCTTCCCCGACCACAGCATTGCGATTTACCCGGATGCCAGCGGCCAGAACACCAGCAGCAAAAGTGCGAGCGAATCGGATCTGTCGCTGCTCAGGAAGGCCGGCTTCACCGTGGTGGTGGATTCGACCAACCCGGCCGTGAAAGACCGGGTCAACGCCATGTGCGCGATGTTCGCCAACACGTATGGCGAGCACCGGTACCTGATCAACGTCGACCAGTGTCCGAAATACACGCAGTGCCTGGAACGGCAGATCTACACAGACAAGGGCGAACCCGACAAGAAAGCCGGTTATGACCACCTGGTGGACGCCCCCGGTTATTTCATTGCCAAGCGGTACCCGATCAAAACACGCACAGGCGGAACACGCCGAATTGGAGGCTTGGCCTGATGCCAGTGCAATCGACAAACCCCGACTACGACGCGCACATTGCCGAGTGGGAGATGATGGACGACGCGCTCGAGGGTGAGTGTGCCGTGAAGCGTAACGAGCGCAACCTGCCCAAGCCGAGCGGAATGGTTGAAGCAGAAAAGCTCGACGGTGCGGGCAACAAGTACCTCTACGAGAACTACACGGCCCGCGCTCAGTACGAGCACTGGGTACGCGACTCGCTGCGTTCGATGATGGGCCTGGTTTCTCGGTTGATCCCGGAGATCGAACTGCCCGCCGGCCTGAAAGGACTGGAGGACAACGCCACGGCGGACGGCTTCGGTCTGAAGCAACTGTTCTTCCGCATGGTGCGTCAGGCTATCTCGCATGGTCGGGTGCCGCTGGTAGTGAACATCGATGATCGCGGCGAACCGTATTTCTCGACGTATGCCACGCGCAACGCCATCAACTGGGACACTGCTGATCAGGGCGGCCGGCAGGATCTGGTCCTTTCGGTGTTCCGCGAGTTTCGCAAGAAGGGCGGCGATCGCTACAGCCACGACTGCGACACGGTTTACCGTGAGTTCTTTATGCAAGGCGATACCTGCTATACATCGGTGCGTAACGAGGGTGGCGAGCTCGTCGAGGATGAGAAACCGTTGGGCACCACCGGCACGGACAACCGGCTGCTCAGAGGCCTGGCCTACCTTCCGGTGATCTACTGCGGCTCTACCGACAACTCGCCAGACGTTGACGAGGTGCCGTTGCTGACCATGGCGCGAGCCGCGTTGAAGTCGTACCAGCTGAGTGCCGACTACTTCACCGCATTGCACCAAACCAGTCATCCGCAACCGTGGGTGTCTGGCCTTGATGACTCCGTAGAGCTCAGTGTGACGGGGCCATCGGCGGCGTGGGATCTTGGGCCCAGCGGACAGTGCGGCTATCTGGAGTTCCAGGGTGCCGGCGTCGAGGCTGTTCGCAAGGCCATGGATAACCAGAAGAACGCCGCGCTTGAAGCGGGTGCCAAGGTCATGGATGTCGGCGGAACCGAGTCGGGCGAAGCGCGCAAGACACGTCAGAACGACCAGCACGCCACGCTACACAGCATTGTCGTCACGGTGGCAGAGGCAGTGGAGCAGGCGCTGCGCTACGCCGCTGAGTGGAAGGGATACGACCCCAAGCAGGTCAAGTTCAAGGTGAGCCCTGAATTTGTGACCCCTGTGGTCGATGCCCAGGTGCTTGCTGAGCTGCTCAAGGGCGTGATGGCCGGCACGATCAGCGCCGACACCTACTGGCAGTACCTCACCACCGGCAAGTTGCCGGAACGCCCATACGAAGACGAAGCCGATCTGATCAGCGATGAGCGCGAGTCGGCCGGCATTAACCTGGACAAAGAAGATGCCAACGACAAGCCAGGCTCAGGCGGACAGCCAACTGCTGGAGCAGACGACCCGTCACTCGGTAATGCTGGAGCGGCTTAAGGCTGGCGAGGTTAAAAAGTTCGAGAAGTACCTGCGCCAGATCGACAAGTTGGCGCGCGAGCAGTTGACCCGCAAGGAGCTGACCACCTACAGCCGGGACCGCCTTGAGCAGTTTCTGGCCCGAGTGGATGGCAAGCTGCTGGAGATCTACAAGTCCTACGGTGATCTGGTTCAAGCCGATTTGGTCGATATCGCGCTGTACGAATCGAGTTTTGAGGCCAAGAGCCTGAGCAATGCGCTCTCTATCGATGCGGTTGTGCCGACCAACACGGTGATCCGCGCTGCGGTGTTCTCCTATCCGCTGCAGGTGAAGGGCATCGACGGCGGCAAGTTGCTGAAGAGCTTCGTCAGTGGCTGGACGCGCACCGAGACGATGCGGATCACGAACACCATCCGCCTCGGCTTCGGCCAAGGCCAGACCAACGCCCAAATCATCCAGGCCCTTCGCGGCACTGCGGCGCAGAACTTTACGGACGGCGCATTGGCGGTGAGCAACCGCAACGCCGCATCTGTGGTACAGACTGCGATCCAACATGTTGCCACCACGGCCCGGATGGAAACGTTGAAAGCGAACAGCGATGTGGTGCTGGGTTATCGCTGGGTGTCGACGCTCGACCGCAAGACCTCGCAGCAGTGCAAGGGCCTGGACGGCATACGCTTCGATCTGGGTAAAGGGCCTTTGCCGCCGGCGCACATCAACTGCCGGTCGACCACGGTGCCGACCACCAGGCTTTCGGAGACGTTTGCCAAGGACGCCACGCGCGCTTCGGTGGGCGACAATGGCGGGGTGCAAGTCGATGCCAGCCTGAACTATTACGAGTGGCTGGCAACACAGCCGGCGAGTTTCCAAGATCATGCGCTCGGCCCGGTGCGGGCCAAGTTGTTCCGCGATGGCGGGCTGACGCCGGAGAAGTTCGCCAAGCTGCAGCTCGACAAGTCGTTCAAGCCGTTGACACTGGTGCAACTGAAGGCGGCTGAGCCTGACATGTTCATCCGAGCAGGCGTTACACTCGGCGCTCAACCAGGCTGAGATAGCACATGCAGATCATTGTTGAGGACGGGAAGGGTAGGCCGGACGCGAATAGCTTCGTACCGCTGGAGAAGCTGACCTTCTATCGCGACTACTACGGGTTCCGGATACCTGAAGCAGAGGCCGAGCAGGTGGAACTGCTGCTGCGCGCTGCGGCCGACATCAACTGTCGACAGTGGAAGGGTCGAAAAGCCAATTCTGATCAGACTATGGCTTGGCCACGGCGTGACTGCAAAATCGAATACCAGACGCTCTCCGAGACATTCGTGCCTTTTGAGCTTGAATGGGGGCAGGTGCGGCTGGCTGTCGAGCTGTATGCTGCCGAGCAAGGCTTCGAGATCGTAGAGCCAACGCATTGCACGGAGCCAAACGGGCGACGAACGCGGCTCAATCGCGATACACCGGGTTTTCGCATGCGCCCACCGCCGTATGCACCGAGCAGGACTCAGTTCGCGGACTACCTTAAAATGCGCGGATTATTTCTGGCTAAGGGATAGCTGATGTTCAGATTTCTGCGTTGGGTGTTTTTGCTTGTTGTGCTGATCACTATGATCGGGTTGGCCTTTTTGCTGGGACTGTCATATGGCCTCGGCAATAATCACGAAAAGTTCATCGCCGAAACCGTACCTGTCCTTTCTATGCTTGGCGGATGGGTCTCAGGCATTGGCGCGCTAGCAGCCGTCCTCACAACTCTCTGGCTCGCAGATAAGCAGCGAAGGGAAGATGTCGAGCACGTAAAAGTTACTGTGAATATGGCGCTAGCAGGGCACAGTGATCCTTGGTTTATTTCCATCCAAGCTGTCGCGGATGGAAAGCGTCCGGCCACATTAAGGGCGCTTACATTTACGTCGCCCCACGCAAAACATGCTGCCCACATCACTGGGTTCATGCCTTTCGGGGACCAGTTGCCTATACAGCTCAGCTACGGTGAAAAAGCTGATTTTCATCTCGAATACGGTACTGAGGAAATGCTAAGAAATTTTGTTAATCAACACTGCAAGGGCAACTCAGCAGGATTGAAAGCTGTGATTTCAACAAACCTTAATTCTTTCACCGCCAACGTTGATAAAAACTTTCTCACTCTAAATACCTAACTGCTACCGAAACAATGAACCCGCCAATGGCGGGTTTTTTTATGCCCGTCAGGCGGGCCAACCAATCCCCAGGGGATAACCATGCCATTTGAATTCGACCCGGCCGCCGCTGGCCTCACCCTCGACGCAACCCAAACCGCAGCCCTCCAGGAGGCGCTTGGCGGAAAGGTTCAGGAGTATCTGGACAAAGAAGTAAACGGGCTCAAGTCCAAGAATCAGGAATTGCTCGGGTCCAACCGTACCATCAAGACCGAACTGGACAAGCTGAAAGGTCAATTCGAAGGCTTGGATATCGACGCGGTGAAAGGCTTGCTCGCGAAGGTGGGCCAGGACGAAGAAACGAAACTGATCGCCGAGGGCAAGCTCGACGAGGTTATCAACCGCCGCACTGAGCGCCTGCGCACCGACTCCGAGAAGCAAATCAAGGCCGCCAACGAGCGCGCCGACAAGGCTGAAGCATTCGCTGCCAAGTACAGCGACAAGGTGCTGGCCGACTCCATCCGCGCTGCTGCCATCAAGGCCGGCGCGCTCCCAGAGGCTGCCGAGGACATCATCCTGCGCGCCCGGGGTATTTTCAAACTCAGTGAAGACGGCGAGGCGATCGCCACTGACCGGGACGGCGAGGTCGTTTACGGGAAGGACGGGAAAACCCCACTGTCGCCGCTCGAATGGGCTGAATCGCTGCGTGAAACAGCAACACACCTGTGGCCAAGGGCTCAGGGCGCCGGGCAGATCGGCGACAACGGTGGCAAGGCCACGAAGAAATGGGGCGAGTACACCGAGCAGGAGCGCGCCGCGCTGGCCCGGGACAACCCCGACGCATTCAAAAAACTCCAGGCCACCAAAGGAACCTAATCCATGGCAACTACCCAACTGACCGACATCTTCGTCGGCGACTACTACGCCTCCCTGGCGCCGGTTAACAGCCCGGAAAAGACCGCTGTTTACGAGTCGGGCATCGTGACTCGCTCGCCTGTGCTGGATGCGATCGCCTCCGGCAGTCAAGGCACTGCTGAGATCAGCTACTGGCAGGATCTCAACGCTGATGAAGCCCCGAACATCAGCAACGATGACCCGAACGACCAGGGCGAAGTCGGCAAGGTTGAGCAGGACAGCATGCGTGCCCGCGTCCTGTACCTCAACAAAGGTTACGGCGTAACCGATTTGACCGCGGAACTGGCCAACACCGAGCCACAGCAGCAGATTCGGAACCGCTTCGGTACCTACTGGACTCGTCAGTGGCAGCGCTACACCTTGGGTGCTGCTCGCGGCATCATCGCCTCGAACATCGCCAATAACGGCGGTGACATGGTCATCGACGCGGGCGCGACCATCAACGCCAATGCCTTTCAGGATGCCGCGTTTACCGCCGGCGATGCTGCTGATCAGTTCGGCGCGATCGGCGTGCACTCGGTCGTGATGAACCAGATGGTCAAGCAAGACCTGATCGAGTACCTGCGCGACTCCGACGGCAAAATCATCTTGGCCACCTACCTGGGCAAACCGGTGTTTATGGATGACGGTCTGGTCTATGGCGCTGGCAAATACCTGTCTGTGTTCTTCGGCCAGGGCGCATTCGGCTACGGCGAAGGTGCCCCGAAGGTGCCGGTCGAGCTGGAGCGTAAGCCGGGCGGGGGCAACGGTGGCGGTGCGGAAGTGCTGTGGGAGCGGAAGACCTACATCCTCCAGCCTGCTGGTTTCAGCTGGAAGGGTTCTGAAGCACAGAACGCCAGCCCGACCGCGACCCAATACGCCGCCGCAGCCAACTGGCAGCGCGTGTTCAGCCGTAAGCAGGTTCCATTCGCAGCGGTGATCAGCGGTACCACCACGCCGTAACTCGGCCCACACAACCTGGCGCCCGTATGGCGCCGGGATGCTTTTGAGGTGACTTATGAAAGTGATCTACACGCACAAGCCAGGCAAAGAGCGCGGCGTGTGCTACCGCCTGCTGAGCGAATTCTTCGGTGTCATCGGCTCCGCTACCGAGGTGGTCGTCGATGGCGATGCCCCGGATATCGTCGATGCCTACCAAGCGGCCGGCATCAAGGTATCCGACGGTAACGAACAGGAAGCCCCGGAAACCGACCCTCTGAAAATGAAGGTTCCCCAGCTAAGAGAATGGCTGACCGAGAAGGGCATCACCTTCGATCCGACCGCCAAGAAAGAAGACCTGCAGGCCTTGGTGCCGGCGGAATAAGGAAAAGCACATGACTGACTTCATCACCGTCGCCGATGTTGACGCCCAGCTCGGTCCTGGTTGGGCCGGCACCGGTGATCCGGTCCTTGCCGTGACCATGGCCAATGCCTGGCTCACGACCAAGATTAAGCGGGCTGTTCCAGATCCGGTTCCGGCCGAGATCAAAACAGCCGGTGCTCAGGTCGCCAAAGAGGCGGCGGCGGGCAAGCTGTACACGTCCACGCAAAAGGAAGTGCAGAGCAAGACCGTATCGGCTCAGTCCGGTACGTCGGTGAGCAAAACCTACGTGGCGGGCTCTATCGATCAGTCAGCGGGCGTGAATTTCGCCGTGGCGCTGCTCGATCCGTGGATCAAGCGCTCCGGTGTAATGATGCTCAAGAGGACCTGATCATGGGCATGCGGGAAGAGATCCAGGCCGAAATGGCTGAGGCATTCGATGATCCTGATGGCCTTGCCGACGCGGTGAAGCCAGTGACAGGTGTGCGCAAGGTTGTGGGCGATTATGACCCTGACTTGGGTGGCGCCCCCGAAGTGACCACCACCTACGGCGGTCGTGGAGTATTTGGCAGTTACCTGGCCAAAGAAATCGACGGGTCCTTGGTCCAGACGACCGACGAAAAGCTGCTGGTACTGCAAAACGAGCTATTCATCACCGTGATGGGAGAGCCAACAGCAGAGGCTGCCACTCCAAAAATTGGCGACATCATTGGCGGCAAGCGCGCGCTCAACGTTGCTGAGGATCCTGCAGGTGCCACTTGGACCATTCAGTTGAGGGTCTGACGTGAGTAAATACACAGGCCTCCACGGCAGTTTCGCCGAGAACATCCGTCAGTTTGCCGAACAGGCCCAGGCAGGGCTCGACGCCACCTTCCGCGAAATCGTGATCGAGATCGGTAGCAGCGTCATCCGCATGTCACCGGTGGGTAACCCCGAGATCTGGGCCGCGAACGTGGCGCATCGCGCTACCAATACCCGCGCTGCCGATCACTACGACTTCAAGGTCGCCGTGCGCAACACC